TTGCAAACTTCTTATGGTCGTCTGAGTGTTGTAGATATTCGTAATTATTTTATTCCTCGCTATCGTAATATTAAGGATTGTTGGATTGCCAATCTTTTTGCATCCAATGGTAGCCAGCCTCTTAACCCTCAGCTTTATGTCGGTTTGCACAAAGGTTCTTCAAGTGACGCTGTTTATACTTCTTCGGACCAATCCACTTCTCCCATGTTGCGTAAGGTCGAAGCCTTGACTCGCCTTGCTGAACGTATGTCATTAAGTGGAAAACGTGAAATTGACCTTCTGTTTACTCGTTATGGTATTAAGCCCGAATGGGACAAGCTCCAAATGTGTCAGTATGTCGGCGGTGGAAAGTCCACTGTTATGGTTCAAGATATTACCGCAACTGCTGATACTACGCAGGTCGGCGACTCTCAAAATGGTACTCCTTTGGGTGCACAAGCTGGTCGCGGTTACTCTGCTCTTGGTAGTGTTAACATTAATTTTACTGCTACCGAGCCTGGAATTTTACTTGGCCTCTTTTCTGTCATGCCTCATGTTCATTTTGTGCAGGGTATTGGTAAGGAGTGGATTCGCCGTTATCGTGATGATTTTTTCCAAAATCATTTACAGCATGTTGGTCAAGTTGCAGTTTCAAAACAAGAAGTTGGGCATGCTTACGAGGCTAATGGCTCTCAAATGCCTTACCCTGTATCTGAAAATAAGCAAACTTTTGCTTTCACAGAGCCATATTATGAGTATAAACGTGGTGTAGACATTTTGGCAGGTGATTTTATGTACTATCATAATAAGGCAAATGATTCTGATTTGGCTGAGGCTCGTGATATTCAGTACATGCAGTCTATGGAAATGTATATTGATTATCCTCTTAACCGACTTTATGACCCCGAAAATTTGCAGATTCGGCCATTAGAGTTTAATAAGATTTTTTTCTATCTTGGTGGTAATAACTGGGAGAATGTTGATGACCATTTCCACCTTTGTATTGACAAGGATATTCGTGTTAATCGTCCTATGGACGGGTTCGCCGTTCCCACGGTTGAAACTACCGAGGACCCACACGCTACTAAGACAGCTGTTAAGCAAAGTGTTGAATTATAGTATGTTGAATATCTTTCATTTTTACAAATTTTGTTCGGACCTGGGTTCTCCAGGTCTGAACTATTTTGATGATTGGTTAGATTTTTGGACTACGACCGGAGAATTAAAAAATAATTTATCAATTTATAAATCTGTTATTTATGGGTGCAGTTCAGGGCGTCATGAATTATAAGGCGCAACAAGATACAAACGAGACTAATTTGGAGATTGCTCGTATGAATAATCAAGCTAATGCCAAGTTAGCAAAACAGCAAAATGAATGGAATCGTCAAATGTGGGAAGATACAAACAAGTATAATGAGCCCGCCAAGCAGGTTGAGCGTTTGCAGGATGCTGGCTTGTCTGCTGCTGCTGCTGCGCAGTCTGCTGCGGGTGTTGCTGCAACTCCTATGCAGTCCGCTGACCTTGCTAACCAGCAGGCCACGCAGTTGCAAGCCCCTCAACTTAATCTCGGCGATTCATTGCTTAATATTGCTCGTCAATTTGAAGCTCTTAAATCTGATAAGTTATCTAATCAGATGAAAGAACAAGATGCTTCTGTACATAATAGGCTTCTTCTTACAGAAGCTGATAAGCAACAATGGATTGTTGATAAGATGCAACAAGAATACCAGCAAGCTGCGTCGCTTTTCCCTTATCGTACTTCTTCTCTTATTGCTGATATTGAGAACAGGCGTGCAACTTCTAACTATTACGAGCAAGCTGCCGAGAAAGAAAAAGCGGATACTTTGCGTATTAAGCAGGATTTTGAGTTTTATAAAGATTATAATGAGCAACGTAAAAAGGAACTTGCAGAGCAGATTAACAATATTATTAAGGCTGGCAAGAAGATTGATGCCGAAACTTCCAATATCAATGCTCAAACTGAAGAGTCAAAGTCACGTACTTCTCTTAATGAAAAGCAAGGTTCTTTGGTTGATGTTGAGAAAAAGTCGCAGGAATTGCAAAATCTTCTTACTCGTAGTGGTTTGCCATCAAGTGTTGCGCATCGTACTGCTGTTATGCTTGCTTCGGGTGAATTGTCCGAGGAAGAGTTTTTTAAGATTCTTGATGAGATAGATGGCTATAATAAGTCTGGTAATTTTTATTTTCGTGGTTCTCCTGCGTCTCGCAATTACTTGCAAAATGTCTATGATGAAGGCGAAGCAGTTGCAGGCGGTCGTTCACCTTATCAAATTGGTCCATGGCGTGAAATGATGCGTACTGGTTATAACATGCTTTTTGGTGAGTAGTGTGTGTTTGTTTATATTTAGGACGTTATTTCTAACGTCCTATTTTTTTATATCTATTTTCGCGCGTGCGCGTTTCGCGCGTGCGCGTTTATTTGTTAATTTCTGTTTCATGAGCTAAACGCCGTTCAGTCGGCGTACACCCCTACTTGTAATATATGTGTAACCGACACAACCTTAAATGTTGTTCGTCCCTTAGGATTGGAAGCGTGGTTTCCATGCGTCAAGTTGTTATTTATGTTAAGAAGTGTTAAATATGTTGTACAACATATAACATAATGACCATTAGTTTAAAAAAAAGTCGTAACTTTGCAGTGCAAACGAAAAAAAATTAAGGCTATGAAGTACGTTAAAATTGAAGGTCGCAGGCAGTCAAAGTTTGACCTTGCATATAAAATGTCTAATTGGCACTGCCTTCCCTGGTGCGTTATGTGTGACGCTTTTACTTATGACGAAATGGTAGAGCATTTTGCGTCTTTTGCTGTTGAAAAAGGTATTTCTTATTCACGTTAATAATATTATGCATTATGGTTATTTATGTAGTTATTGAGTCTGAAACAGAACGTTTTATTGATGCTTTCAAGCATGAAGCACAGGCAAAGAGGCTTACTCGCTATCTTAATTCTACTAAGGCTCTTAAAGAGCAAGGTTTAATTTATAAGTATAGAGAACATATTTTGTTATGAAAAAGGTTGATATTTCAGCAAATTTTTTGCTTGTCATGAACTCAAAGATTTATTTTGACTATGAGTCAGAAAAGATTCTTTGTATGTCTGATAATCAGATTCTCGTCTATGACGATTTCCAAGATTTTATGACAGAACTTTATAATATGTACGAACATGTTAAGCAGAAAACAAAGGCGTAACAATATTCTTGACTCACTTCGCGAGGTTGACAGATTGTCACCCCGCGAGGTGATTCTTGCCGATAAGATAATTGAATTAGAAGATGCTTTGATTGAGCTTCAAGATGCCTATAGTGAGCTTCAAAATCGTGTTACTCATGTTTCTTGTGCAGTTATTCAACCCGACAATGACCCTTTCAGTGACCCAGTGCCATTCTAATGCCGAAAACGTAGTGACGCCTTTAGGCTTTCGGCATAGGTCACCCCTTGCCGTAGGCTCACTGCAGAGCGCAGCGGAAGCCGTAGGCGCTACCCCTTATTACTCTAAAAAAAATAATTATGTGTACATCGCCGATTAGGATATTAAATAGAAAATACCGCTGGCTAAAGCCTGATACGCCTCGCAAGTATATAATCGTGCCCTGCGGTTGCTGTGATGAATGTCTTCGCCGCCGTGCTGCTGATTTGTACGTGCGTGCACAATATGAATACCAATTGTGTATAAAGCATGGTGGTATTGGTTTTATGTGTTGTCTTACATATTCGAACTCTCTCCTACCCTATTTCGAACATGATGGCAAACGTTATATGGTGTTTAATAAAAAAGATGTAATAGATTTCCTTAAACGCCTTCGCATGACTCTTGATAGGTATTATAAGAAGCATTATAATATGTGTGCACCTGATTTCAAGTATTTAGTTTCGTCGGAGTATGGCTCAGACCCTACGCGCACACATCGTCCTCATTATCATCTGCTCTTTTTCTTTCGTGACATGATTCCCTTTCGCCTCTTTCGTTGGGCTTTCACGGAGTCGACTTATAATCGTAAGACGGGTGTTCGGTATTTCGGTTTCATCAAGCAGTGTGACGTTATCGACCGCCTCCGTGGTGGCATCCGTTACTCTGCGAAATATGTCCTTAAAGATTTAATGTTTGAGGAACAAAGAAAAATAATCACTAATTATATAAATTATGAAAAAGATGCTATTGAACAAGAATTTGGTATTATTTCATTCCCTCAGTCCTCTGATGAAGAGTTTCGTAACAAATGTATTAGGTGTTCTAAAGAATACCAGCATGCTGTTAGTTCTCGTTGCTTGCCGTATCGTCATATGTTGCAGTTTTATCTTTGTAGTAACGACTTCGGCGTTAGTGCTATTATTGAGCGATATGGTGAAGGTCTTTCATCTTTACCTGTCCTCTCACTTGGTGGCTTTTCATTCGCTCTGCCGAAAGCTGTTAAATCACATTTCGCGGACAAATTCGGAGCTCTTAGAGCTTCTGACCTTTCCAAAGCTGTTTTCCGCGAATCTGTCAGAATAGCTGGTAACTCTTTAGCCTCTGAAAATAAAATTTCATTTGCCTATGTTTCCCAGCTTCTTGACTTCGTGGATAAGTTCGTTTTTTATGATAGCGGTTTTCCTTATCTTAGCCTTCCCGACGGCTCTCACTATTGTCTTTTTGATAGCTTTGAGTTTCCGTCATATGATGTCAAAGATGAGGAATACAGATTTATGGAAGATAATGATTTTTTTACTCTGCGTGACGATTTACTTTGTATTATTCGTCTTTATAATTCGCCGAATAGGTTAGCTCTTCGGCGCAAGCTTGCATACGAAAAATCTTTAAAAGAAAAGTCTAATTATGAACAAAAAAAGCGTAATAGATATGCGTCATTTTGAAAATTTTAATTTGAGTGAAGTTTTTGTGCATTGCACAGATAATGAAATTACGGATTGTGTTACAGCACATTACATTGATTCATTGCTTGTACTTCTTCATGTTTTGCAAGAATTTCGTAATTATGTTGATACTCCGATTCGTATAACTTCGGGCTATCGTGGTAAGGCTCATAATGCCCTTGTTGGTGGTTCTTCTACTTCTCAACATCGGATTGGTCAAGCTATAGATTTCCAGCCTATTAACATGCCTTTTTCGACGTTTCAAATTTTCTTCCGTGAGTGGCTCACGAAGACACCGCTTCGTGGCCTTCTCGGTCAAATAATCATCTATAAATCATTTATTCACATGGGTTTGCGGTGTCATTCCCACAAAACTTTAACTATTTATGAAAAAAGAAACAATTAAAAGCATTATCAATTTGATTTGCACGATTTTGTCGGCCATTGCTGCCGCTATCTGTAGTTCATCTTGTGTTTCACATCTTCACATTTTTTAATTATGGGACAAATTTTTAGTAGAGCACCTCAGCGTGCAAGTTTAGTGGAAAATCCTAATCCATTAAAGAACTATGTTGGTGAAGTTGACCAAAATGGTAAGATTGTTTACACGCAGAAAGACCCCGTTTCGCCTTCTATGGCAGAAGATTTTTCTGTGTCAGAACTTGCTCTCATGGGTCGTGAATCTGTGTCGCCTATGCGTATTGTTACTGACCCCGTTGACCTTCCTAATGTTGTTGAATTTTAATTTTTAATTTTTAATTTATAATATTATGTCTGAAAATAAAAACGCCATTATTGATAATTCAGTTGTTGGCAAACGTAGTATTCAAAATCTTTCCTGTAATTGGACGGGTACGGCTGATTTTGGCCGCCTTGTTCCTTTTCAGTGGACCGAGCTCTTAGGTACTGATAAGGTCGAAACTTGTCACCCGAAAATTGAACTTTCGATGTTGCCTCTCGCTTCTCCTACCTTTGGTAAAATGGATTTGTATGTTCATTACTTCTTTGTTCCTACTCGACTTCTCTTTGATGCTAAGGCTCATCGTGATTTTTTGGTAGATTCGGGTGTTTATAAAAGTGTTAGTGCTCCTTATTTTACTAAAAAAGACCTTTACAACGCTTATCAACCTGTAACAGATGGTATAAAACGTTCGTATTTTAAGCATTGGACTTCTATGGGTTTGCCTCCTTTCTTCACTAACTCTGCTTACTCTGACGATGAAACTGATGCGCTTACTGCTCTTCCTTTTCGTGCTTATAATCAAATTTGGTGGGACTATTATCGTGACCCCGAAGTTCTTCGAGACGATAATTATGAGCAGGTTTTGCAAACTTCTTATGGTCGTCTGAGTGTTGTAGATATTCGTAATTATTTTATTCCTCGCTATCGTAATATTAAGGATTGTTGGATTGCCAATCTTTTTGCATCCAA